GATGGTGGTGCAAACTCATCAGGTCTAGGTAAACTATCTTATGGTGATAAAGGTTTAAGATTAGAACATAATGATTACAAACAGCAGTTAGTAATATCTCAAAACAAAAAGAACTATAAAGGTAAAAGATGGGCGTTAACAGGAACATTATTAAACATATTAAGAGACAAATACAATATTAATGTTGTTGGTTTTTATATTACAAAAAGAACAAAGTATTATGATGTAAGTAGATTTTTAAATAAAAATTCATTTGGTTCTAGTAACGATAGAGAATTAGAAAAAATACAAAAACAATTAAGAACTGATAAATGTGCTCTTGTAGAGGAAGACGGATATGACAGATATTTCTTAATTAACGGTAAAACTATGAATGTTGAAAATGCTGATTTAGATAATATGACTAGTAAAGACTTAAAAACGGTATCTACAATTAAAAGATACTTCTCAAAAAGTATGAAAGGTCGAATCACTAGTAGAGTATTATTAAACAAATTTATAGAAGGGGTGGCGTAATAAATGAATAAAAACAACGCAAAAAAGGCTATTGACTTCTATAATCAACCTGATATAATATTAGTATATGAAAAATAAGGAGGACTATAATATGATTGATCTAAACACAGATCAGAAAGCTTTTGTTGAAAAAGCACATTCTTTTTTCAAAAAAGATGTTTTAACAAGAGCAGAGATTAATTCTTTCTATAAAAAGAATAATCTAAAAAATCCGTCTTGGTTAAAGACGGAAAAGTACAAAGTAGATAGAGGTCAGTATAAACTACCTGTTAATTCTACTCCTAATGTTGAAACAGAAAAATTATTAGACACTACCGCTCCTAAAACAGAAGCGGCTTATATCGTGTCTTCTCTTACTGGTAATATCGTACCAAGTAAAGACCCTCTGTTTGTAAACTTTGGTAACTATCCAGATGTTAAAAATATCATTAAGTCTGGACAATTCTATCCAATGTTTATTACAGGTCTTTCTGGTAATGGTAAAACAATGTCAGTGACTCAGGCGTGTGCCGAGTTAAAAAGAGAACTGATCAGAGTTAACGTAACTATTGAGACAGATGAGGACGATTTGTTAGGTGGTTATAGACTTAAAGACGGTCAGACTGTATGGCAAAATGGACCTGTTATTGAGGCTATGGAAAGAGGCGCAGTATTATTACTTGACGAGGTTGACTTGGCATCTAATAAGATAATGTGTTTACAACCAATCCTCGAAGGTTCTGGTGTCTTTGTTAAAAAAATTAACAAATTTGTAAAACCAAAATCTGGCTTCAATGTAATCGCTACTGCGAATACGAAAGGTCAAGGTTCCGAAGACGGTAAGTTTATCGGTACTAATATCTTAAACGAAGCTTTCCTTGAAAGATTTCCTGTTACTTTTGAACAGACATATCCTACAAGTAAAGTAGAAAAAAAGATATTAAGTAATGTCTTAAACTCGGTTGGTAAAAAAGATGACAAGTTTGTGGACAATCTTACGACTTGGGCTGATGTAATCAGAAAAACCTACTTTGATGGTGGCGTTGATGAGATTATATCAACAAGAAGATTGGTACATATTACACAAGCTTATTCAATCTTTAATGACAAGTTAAAATCAATTCAAGTTTGTACAAACAGATTTGATGATGATACAAAAAATTCATTTGTCGAGCTTTATACTAAAGTTGACTCTGGCGCAAGTGCTGAACAGATACTTGAGGATCAGAGACAATCAGAAGTTAAAGCGGCAGTGAACGACAATGATAGTGAGTCGCAAGATGAGGAAAGTCCTTATAGTGCATAATCTATCAAATCATAGTGTAGTCCAAAAAGAGGCGGAGAAATCCGCCTCTTCCTATACTATTAGGGAAAAGGAGGTAAAATAATTTGGGTATTAAAGTAGAAGTACGAAATGGAAACGTTGAACAGGCTATGAGAGTTATGAAAAGAAAACTTTTAAAAGATGGTCTTTTAAAAACTCTTAAAATGAAACAATATTACGAAAAGCCGTCAGACAAAAGAGTACGAAAGAAAAAAGAGATGATAGCCAACTACAAAAAGAAAAAGGCTAAATTAGAGAGATTAAGAGGTTATTAAAATTTTTACGCTGTTTGATGTATATATATTATTAGTTAAGGCTATTCATAAGTCCTTAACTGCGTAAAAAGAGGGGCCGATACCCTAGTTTTCTAAACTAAAATCGGCGTTGCACAACGGTGACCTTTGGCAGTTCTCACTCCGTGACAAAAGAAACTGCCACTTGACATATTATAAATAATGATTATATAATATGTTAGAGAATGCCAATAGTGGGTTCTCGTATTAGAAACTTTGCTTAACAAGGAGGTTTATTTATGAACAAAGCACTTTCTATTTTTAATCAATTAAGACCTTTATCGGTAGGATTTGATGATGTATTTGATACATTTGAATCATTTTTTGATTCAGATTTAAGAATACCTACAATCAATTATCCACCATATAATATAGTTAAAACAGGCAAAAATGCTTACGACATTGAAGTAGCGTTAGCTGGTTTTAACAAAAAAGATATTGATGTATCTGTTGAAGACGGTATACTAACTATCGAATCTAAGATGTCTGATAAAGACGAATCAAAAGACGAAGATGGTAACACTATCTATAAAGGTATTTCTAAAAGATACTTTAAGAGATCATTTACAATTGCCAATGATGTTGAAATCAAAGGCGCTGAATTAAAAGACGGTCTATTAAAAGTGTCTATGGAAAAAATAGTACCTGAGTCTAAAAAACTCAAAACTATTGAGATTAAATAATAAATCAAATAGAAAGGCGCTGAGACTTGACTCTTGGCGCCTTTTAGTATATAATAAGACTATGTTATTAAATTATGAAAAAGGAGTGAAATATGAACATTAGTTCAGATACAATATCCATCTTAAAAAATTTCTCAGATATAAATGAGAATATTTTATTTAAGCCTGGAAACAAAGTCCAAACTATTTCTGGTATGAAAAATATTCTAGCAGAAGCAGAAGTGACTGAAAAGTTTGATACCGAATTTGGTATCTATAATCTACCAGAGTTTTTAAGAGCAGTTGAGTTATTTAACAAACCAGCTTTTAAATTTAATGGTGGTCAATACGTCTCAATCTCAGACGAAAATTCAAAACAAGCTATTAAATATTTCTTTGCTGACAAATCAGTTATTGTTGCGCCAAGTAAATCTATTAATATGCCTGACAAAACAGTTAGCTTTACTTTAAAGAAAGAAGACTTTAACAAACTTATGAAAGCAGTTGTAGTATTAAATCTACCTGATATTGCTGTCAAAGGTAATGGTAAAACAATTTCTTTAGTTGCTACTGATAAAACAAATAAATCATCAAATGATTATTCATTAACAATTGATGAAACTGATAAGAAGTTTACTGCATACTTTAAGGCTGAAAATATTAAAGTAGTACAAGATGACTATGATGTTGCGATTTCAAAAGCAAAGATAAGTCATTTTATCAATAGAAGTAAACCTATTCAATATTGGATAGCTTTAGAACCTGATAGTGAGTTTTAATGTCAGCGGTCTATAAGTTAGAAGACGGTACCGAATATAAATCGGACGACTTCTTAAAAGTTGAAACTAAAGAATATCATCAAACCACACATTACCTTAATAGGCAAATCGCTGTTGAAGATATAATAAATGAGTTTGGTAGTTTAACCAACTTTGAAAAAGGTCTTTACTTTGATTGGTCTACTTATCATAATGCTAGTGAAGAAGATAAAAAATTAGCAGATGATGTACAACAATTTGTTGAAGAACACGATTATGACCGTGAAGAAGATTGTTGGACAATGAGTAAAGGTGGTTATGATGTTGAAACTGAAATTGTAAAAGAATTTACGATGGAAACACCTAATTAATGAATAAAATGAGGTTTATATTATGTCAGATTTTTTGTGGGTCGAAAAGTACAGACCAAAACGAATTAGTGAGTGTATTCTTACTGAAGATTTAAAAAATACATTTACTCAATTTGTAAAACAAAAAGAAATCCCAAATCTACTACTTTCTGGTAGCGCTGGTACTGGTAAAACAACAGTGGCAAAGGCGTTATGTGAAGAACTAGGTTGTGACTATATTGTCATTAACGGTTCAGATGAAGGTCGTCAGATTGATACAGTAAGAAACAAAATTAAAAACTTTGCATCAACTGTATCACTTACCGAAGACAAAAATCATAAAGTTATAATCATAGACGAAGCTGATTATATGAACGCAGAATCAGTACAACCTGCGTTAAGAAACTTTATAGAAACGTTTTATAAAAATTGTAGATTTATATTTACTTGTAATTTTAAAAACAAGATTATAGAACCCTTACATAGTCGTTGTACAGTGATTGATTTTAAAATAACAAATGGTCAAAGAGTAAAGACTGCTACAAAGTTTATGGATAGACTTTGTGATATTCTGAAAGAAGAAAAAATAGAATATGATAAAAAGGTATTAGCAGAGTTAATTCAAAAACATTATCCAGACTTTAGAAGGACTATTAATGAACTTCAAAGATATTCTGTAAGAGGTAAAATTGATAGTGGTATCTTATTTAATCTATCGGAAGTTAATTCAAAAGAACTTATAAAGACATTAAAAGAAAAACGTTTTAATGATATGAGGAAATGGGTTGTACAAAATTTAGATAAAGAACCATCTCATCTTTTTAGAACTTTATACGATACTCTTTATACAACACTTGACCCTAAATCTATACCACAGGCGATACTTATTATCGCAGGCTACCAATATAAATCTGCTTTTGTTGCTGATCAGGAGATAAATATGATTGCTTGTCTAACAGAAATAATGGCGGGTTGTAAATTTAAGTAGAGAAAATAGAATGGCTAAAAAAACATTTTTCAAAACATTAATAGTAAAATTAAGAATGTGGTATGCTGACATAAGAGGTCATCACGGTAAACGTTGGAATTATGAACCAGGTGAGTGGTATATGGGCAGACACAATAGAAAAAAATAAAAAAAAATATTTTATTATGTATGAGTTACGTGATTATTTAAACGCAATTAATTTTTCAAAAGAAAATCTATTAGATACACCCGACACAACTTGGGAGAAAAAATATCCTCCTTATGTTATTAATAAGTGTTTATCTATGCATTATGATTGTATAGCCCAGGCAAATGAAATGAATGGGTATCACTTTTTAGATAAAAAAATACAATTTCATTTTTACATAAATAGTATTAGAAAAAAGAAACGATTTGGCGGTAAATGGCTATCACAAACCAAATTGAATCATTTAGAGTATGTAAAAGAGTATTATGGATATAGTAATGAAAAAGCTAAACAAGCTCTTAACATATTAACAGAACAAGAAATTGAAAAAATTAAATTAAGCCTTGAAAAAGGTGGGAGAAAAAAATGAGTGAAGAAATACAATGGTCTTCTTCGGATATGTTAGAGGTTACAATCAAACAGCCAGATGACTTTCTTAAAGTTAGAGAAACTTTAACTAGAATAGGTGTAGCTTCCAGAAAAGACAAAACATTATATCAGTCTTGTCACATTTTACATAAACAAGGAAAATATTTCATAGTACATTTTAAAGAACTATTTGCTCTTGATGGTAAAAAAGCAACACTTATAGAAAACGACATACAAAGACGAAATACAATTGCATTATTACTACAAGATTGGAACTTAATTGACATTGTTGATAAAACGGCTGCTGAAAATAAAGCACCATTAAGTCAAATAAAAGTTTTACCTTTTAAAGAAAAAAAAGAATGGACGCTATCAGCAAAATATAATATTGGAAAGAAAATTGAAGATAAAAAAGAGACAGTAGATAGCGAAGATGCAAGTACCGAAGTTTAAAGATTTTATTACAGAACAAGATTTAGAACGTAAGGATAAACCCATTACGGTTGCAATTATTACTAAATCCTCACCAAATGTAAAAAAACAAAAACCTGGAGCACCAGCTAAAAAAGAATTAACTGTTGCACTTATAGAAAAAGCTTGTAAGAAAAAGGGTTTTGATTGTATCATTATCAATACTAAACACGCTATCATCACACAAAAAGACGAAGACAAAAATACATTAACAGTTTACAACTATGACGGTAGAGACTCAGAACATACTTTTGTAGGTAAAGATACTGTTTGTATTACTAGAGCTGGAGCAGTAGAAGATGAAGCAGGTTTATCTTTAATATCTGCATTTCAAAACTCATCAGCTTTTATGGTGAATACAAGAGCAGCAATGTTAACCTGTGATAATAAATTAACATCAGCTTTATTATTTGAAAAATTTGGTATATCAACACCTCGTACCGCCTTTGTTTCAAATGAAAAAAATATAGATGACGCTGTTAAGTTAGTAGGTGGTAAGTTTCCAATTATATTAAAAACACTTACAGGAACTCAAGGTATAGGAGTTATTAAGATTGAAAGTTATGAGTCTTTAGTATCTACTATTCAAGCATTATGGAAACACGATGCAGAACTTCTAATACAAGAATATATGCCAACAGCGTTTGATGTAAGAACGTTTGTGGTAGATAATAAGATATTTGCGAGTACACAAAGAATACACTCTAGTTATGATTTTAGATCAAATACACATAGAGGCGCTGAAGCAAAACCATATAAATTAAGTGATGATGAAAAAGAACTTGTATTAAAAGCAAGTAGAGTTTCAAAAGCTTATATGGTAGGTGTAGATCATATCGTCTATAAAGGTAAATCATATGTATTAGAAATAAATGGAAGTCCTGGATCAGGCGCAGATTATGAGGGCTATCAATATAATGATTATTATTCAGAACCTGAACCATCAGGAAGAATAAACGGTGAAATATTAATGCAGAATGTAATAGATTGGGTGTCAAAAAGAACTCATTGGGATAGACAAGCCGCAAGTGAATGTGGTTGGTTAGAAACAGTAGAGTTAGAAGATTTAGGAAAAGTAAGAGCAAAATTTGACACAGGTAATGGATCACAAGCTTGTGCTTTACACGCTGATGAAATTTTAGAAGAAGGAAAAACAATTAAGTGGAAGTATAATGGTAAAACATACACTAAACCAAGACACGGCACAAGTAAAGTTTATAGAGCAAACGCAGATGGTGAAGAACCATCAGAAACGAGACCAACTATATTAATGGATATTAATTTTAATGGATTTTTATATAAAGATATTGAAGTTGGTTTAGACCAAAGACCACGATCAGGTTCTGATCTACTAATTAATAGAGACTTAATGAGACAGATGAATGTAAGTGTAAATCCAAATAGAACTTTTGTATTAAGTAAAAGAATGAAACCTATTGAAAAAGAAGGTAAACAAGATAAAGTTGGTTTTCAAAAAGAACCTAGCAACATTGACAAATAAGTCAATTTGTGTTATATTATATAAAAAGGAGATATTATGTCAGAAGTGAAAATACTAAGATTAACTACTGGAGAGGATATAATCGCAAAGGTTATTGATAGATCAGTAGAAACAACAAAACTAAACAAAGCATTTGTAATCATACCACATCAGCAAGGTCCAGGAAAACCTGTACAATTAATGATGACTTTGTATAGTCCATATTCAAAAAGTGACGACATTGAAATTCAAACTCAAAGTATAATTTCAAGTGTTGAACCTAAAGAAGAAATATTAAAATCATATAAGCAGAATACAAGTAGCATACTTACTGCGCCAGGATTAATTACAGAAACTAAAATACCAAAGTTGTAATATGATAACTGTTTATTTTGTCCGTGATGGATCAAAAATAGCAGTTGATGTTCCTGAAGGTGCAACCTTAATGGAGGCTGCTAGAGACTATTCAAAAACCGCTATACCAGAAATACCAGCGGATTGTGGAGGTAGTTGTGCGTGTTGTACTTGTCACGTACATATAGATGAAAGATTTAGAAGTGTAACTGGTAGTATACCAAATGATACTGCTGAAATTGAATTATTAGAATATGAACCTGAATTTAAACCTAAACAAAGTAGATTGGCTTGTCAAATAGTATTAACAAAACAACATAACGGATTAATTGCTACATTATTAAAAGACTTATGAAATTTTACAAATCAGTTATAGAACATAAAGGTAAACTTCTTATTAGAGGTATACACGATAATAAGGACTTCAAAGAAAAAATAAACTTTGGTCCTACACTTTATGCTTTAACTAGAGATGAAACAGATTATAAAACACTTCAAGGTCAATATCTAAAACCTATTACTTTTAAATCTATTGATTCAGCAAGAAAATTTAAAAGAGATGTTATGACTGAAAACTCACCAATTTATGGTTTAGAAAGATACCATTATCAATATATTGGACAAGAGTATCCAGGTCGTATAGACTGGTCTAAAGACTATATTAAAATATTTACACTTGATATTGAATGTAGTGCTGAAAGTGGATTTCCAGATGTAGAAAATCCTATTGAAGAATTACTTTGTATCACAGTTAAAAATCAATCAAACAAATCTATTATTACTTGGGGTGTTGGTGATTTTAAAACAGATAGAACTGATGTAACTTATGTAAAATGTAAAGATGAAAAAGAACTTATATTTGAGTTTTTAAAATTTTGGATCAAAAACCATCCAGATGTTATTACAGGTTGGAATACTAAATTTTTTGATTTACCTTATTTAATGAATAGAATCAAAATGATAGCTGGTGACAAAGTTGCTAGTCGTATGTCACCTTGGAACTTAATTGAAAGACAAGAGATTGTTGTTAAAGGTCGTCCACAAACAGTTTATAATTTGTTTGGTATAACTATGTTAGATTATTTGGATTTATATAAACAATATATTCCAACAAGACAAGAAAGTTATAAGTTAGATTTTATAGGTAACACTGAACTAGGTATTCGTAAAGATGAAAATCCTTATGATACATTTAGAGAATGGTATACAAAGAACTTTCAATCGTTTGTTGATTACAATATTAAAGATGTGGAAATAGTAGATCAATTAGAAGACAAATTAGGTTTAATTGATTTATCATTAACTATTGCTTATGAATCAAAAGTAAATTATAATGATATATTTTCGCAGGTAAGATTGTGGGATACATTAATTGCAAACCATTTAATGACTAAAAAAATATGTGTACCACCTAGAGAAGAACACGTTAAGGAAACAAAATATGAAGGTGCTTATGTAAAAGAACCTATTACAGGTATGCATAAATGGATTGTTTCTTTTGATATAAACTCTCTATATCCACATATTATTATACAGTATAATATCTCACCAGAAAAGATTATTGGCGTCAAATCTTCTGGCATAAACGTCAATAAACTTTTATCACATACAACGCCTTTAGATTATTTAAAAACTGAAGGCGCTTGTATAACTCCGAACGGTGCTTTATTTAAAACAGATAGTCAAGGTTTCTTATCTGAAATGATGGAAACAATGTATAATGAAAGAGTTGTTTTTAAAAATAGAATGTTAAAGGCAAAACAAGAATATGAAAAAACTAAAAGTCCAGAACTTATAAAAGAAATTTCTCGTTGTCATAATATACAATGGGCCAAAAAGATTGCTTTAAATTCTGCTTATGGTGCGATTGGTAATCAATATTTTAGATATTATGATGTAAGACAAGCAAGTGGTATAACTACTGCAGGTCAATTTATTATTCGTTATATTGAAAACAAAATGAATGAATATTTAAATCGTATTTTAAAAACACACGATAAGATTGATTACGTTGTTGCATCAGATACAGATTCAATTTATATTACTTTAGATAAACTTGTAAAATTAACTTGTGCCGAAAAGACATTAGAACAAACTACAAACTTTATAGACAAAGTTGTAAGAACTAGATTAGAACCATTTATTAATAAATGTTTTAAAGAACTTGCTGATTATACAAACGCCTTTAAAAATGTATTAGTAATGAAAAGAGAAGCAATTGCGAATAAAGGTATTTGGACTGCTAAAAAAAGATATATGTTAAGTGTATTAGATGAAGAAGGTATTAGATTATCAAAACCTAAATTAAAGATTATGGGTATTGAAG